TTTTTTAATAAATTTTTGGAGTTATATGACCTCACCAACTCGTACATTTATGGGTGGTATAATTAAGACTGTTATGGGTAGACCAACAACACTAAATCAAGACAAAATAGACGCAGTTTGTACTTGGCTTCATGCTGGGTATTTCGTTGAAGATGCTGCTCGAATGGCCAAAATTCCTAAATCAACTTTCTACAATTGGCTTGAAAAAGGAAAGGCCGATAGAGAGGCTGGAGAAGACACTATTTATGTGGAGTTTTTGGACTCCATAGAGGTTGCTAGAGCTCAAGCTGAAGGTATTTTCTTAGGTTCAATTCGTAATGCTGCAACTCGTGGAGTATGGCAAGCAGCAGCTTGGTGGATGGAGAGAAGTTTTGCAAAATGGTCAAAAGACCAGAATATAAAAATATCTGGGGATTCAGATGAACCAGTTCAAGTCAACGTACAGTATTCTGACGGAAAGAAATAGCGGTCTGCGCGCCCACCCCCTAATAGCAAGTTATTTGAAATAACAACAAATTTTTCACAATCTTGGGTGCTTGTGCATTTTTTTTCACTATCTTGATACTTTGTGTATATTCACATCTTCACATCTTGGTATTCTTGAACCTCTTGACCCTCTTGGAACTGTTGACCCTCTTAGTATTCCCCTCTCCCCTATTGTTGTATGTGTCTAGTAAAAGGGTTTTTAGCGGCGATATCTTCACAACATCACAACTTCACAGTGGGGTAGGGGAGTGCAACGCAACATAATCTGTATATTTAGAATAAAATGTTTAGGAAATGAGCATAGAATGACGCAAAATGACATAATAAGCGCAAATTACTATATGTAGTGGTGTCAATATTGTCGCATACTATATATAGTGGGGGTATACGACAGTTCTGTCGTGTAGTAAAAACCATACGCCAAATATGGTTAAACCAGGCGACAAATATGTCGTGACCTGGCGTCACCGTTGTCGTACTAACTATACCCAGGAACTATACTCAATAACTAGAATTTGTCTGATAGTATCTATTTAGGATATATTGTTTAGGGAAAAAGATTTAGGTTATGTTTCTATTTAAAGGATTGTCTAAAGGGTTCCAATCTCTTGCATATTTCCTTTGATATAGAAAATCATCTAGTAAAGATTTGTTATCTAACTTATCTCTTACTTCATTCCAAAAGTATTGTTGTTTAACACTCTTAAACCAAATAGGCATTCTGTCATAACGAACTGGAATTCCCTCTGACCAGTAATCTTTGTTATTGGCTCTTTTTTTATTTAACCCTAAAGTTTCAATCTTTGTATTTAATTCTTTCATTTCTAATAAAAAGCCAACAGCTACTCCAATTAAAACACCAAGAGGATTTATCCAAACAATAATCTTTTTACCTTGAGATAAAGCATAATCTAAAGCCCAACCATCTTTGCTCCACTCTTCTGGCCCACTGTGTGCTTCTTGATGTGTCTCTAAAAAGCAGTTTGGATACAATTCAACCTTAAGCTGAACTTGCAGCTGTTCACTTGCGTTCCTTAAGTATCCATCAATTCCAGACTTATCGGTTTCCTCAGATACATCATCGTCATAAAGGTCAAATTTTTCAGAACAATTTTTAACTACATCTTTAAATATTAAAGAACCAAGTTTTTCAACATCTTTAGAGTCGTTCCAATTGTGTATTTTATCAGTCACTAGAAAGGTGGCTCATCAATCCCAATAAAATCTTGATGAATTTTTCTTTGCTTAGCTTTTTCTTTTTCATCAAACTTACTTCTATAAGTCCAAACATTAGAAACAAACTTATCTTCAAGTTCTAGTATTTCAGTATCTAATTGTTTTAGCCAGTAACGATAAGCTTCATCAATTGACGAATACATAGCATCAAGTTCTTGAATTGCATATGGGTCTTCGTTGTAGTGTTCTTTGTTTGATTCAACAATCCTATCTTTACGATTAGACAAAGATGCTTTTTGGTCTACCAATGTTTCTTTTTTATTTATAAGTACAACCATTCTGTCAGCATTATTTTTTATTGTGTAGTATAAGTCACTTTTTTCAGAGACTTGATATTCTTTTTCAACTTTAGGCATTATTACTCCAATATAGCGATGAGATTCTCCCATCTTGTATCTTCTATCTTAACAAACGAATAGGACAAAAAAAACATTTATAGAACATTTGTTCGAATTTGTGGTTTATGTGATATAGTGTGGATATCTGAGACTTCTGTCTCAAATGATTACCCAATCGACGAGAGCAATCTCGTCGGATTAAATGCTTGACAATATTTAATCTGTCACTTAATGTAGAGAATAAGTAAAAAATAATATTGAGGTAATTATGAATAGAGCGCAAAGAAGAGCCGCATCTTCTAAAAAAGGCGAGCAATATCGAGGACTAAGAAAAGTCAGTAGCGAATCTGCTATTACTAGCAGAAAAGTAAAAACTGGAAGAAAACAATAGAATGTTAGAAAAAAAATTTTTTTTTACTCTGGCAAAGTTAGCACACGGTAACTATTGGTTTAATAGAGATAAGCATTCTTGTTTCCCTTATCAGTTATGGGTGACCATTGATAATCAAAAGTACTCTTTTGATTTTAGATTTCAATGGTTTAGATATTTACTTTGGACTTGGGCATTGGCTTCTAATAATATTAAAGCTGGTGGATTAGGTATTGTTTATTCAAATAAAGTTTGGAGAGCTTGGAAACTAAGACACAATATTTTATATAGGTTGCATTACAAATATGACAGACCATATGGAATGGGTATACACGCAGTAATTCCAAAGAGACGCACAATGCATCTTAAACATTGGGATAAAGTTCAATACAAAGAAGACCAACCAAAAGAAAGGATTGCTACAGGATGGCACGTTTAAAAAAATATATAGTTCGATTTCACGGACATAGACACGTATTAGCAAGTTCATTTGATGAAGCTAAGAAATATGTTGAAAAAGATTTATATTATATACATCCAAATATGAATATGAAATTTAAATCAATATCGGAGGAGGAAGAATAATGGCTAAAGATTATAAATACGAAATAACAAGCATATCAAAAGTTGATAATGACACAGTGTTGCTTTTAAAACATTCTGATGGAAATCATACAGAAGTAGTTTTTACATCTACAGGTATCGGTATGTGGTACAAAGATGCCGAGTATGATGAAATAGATTTTCCTAAGTTGGAAAAAATATATAAAGAAGGGTAAAGAATGACAGTATCTCATCTTAAAAATGAAATTGAGAGATTAATTTCTGAATATAATTTAGAAGACAAAGTAGTCAGAGTAATTGTAGAAACAGACAAAAAAAATGTTTGACGAGGATTACGGCTGGGATGATTTAGACGAGGAGCTATGAAAAAAAGAAGATTTAGAAAAGAACTACACGAACGAACATATGAAATAAATTGGAATCACAACCTTCCAGTTTATGGGGAGAAGAAAAAATGAGAGATTTAATTTGGGAGATTGCAAAATCGGGAGAAGAAGATTTAAGCAATACAGAGCTACAAGCTATTGGTGACCCTCAAGAACTTTACATTGCAAGAGGATTGTCTGGAGAAGCCAAAAGAAATACTACAAATATTTCATCTTTTGTTGACAACAAGATGGCAGAGAATGTTGCAGACAATGGTGCTATAAGAATTGGTAAAACTGTTTTTAATTATTCAAAAAGTTCAAGAACAGTAATCCAAGATGCTAAAGCACTTTTAAATTGGGCAACTAATAAAGAATTATCAGATGAAGCTATGGACCAACTTATTGCTGTTGTTGGTAGTAATTTTAGTCCCAAGCTTCGTGGTATAGATGCAGTAGCAGATAAAAAAGGTATGGATAAGCAAACAGCTAGAGATACCTTTACAGATAAAATTTGGGATACAGAACCAAAATTACAAGCTATTGATGTAGAACTTGGTAATGCACCTAAGTGGGCGAAAGAATTGGAAGATGGAAAACGAAGAAGCTAAATTTTTTTGGAATGAAGAATCTACAGATGCTTTGTTGTATTTTGTAGAAAATGTTTCGGGACCTTGGCACCCATCACAATGGGCAGTACTAATAGAACTTGTCAGTCAAATAAAAAATTGGGAAGGTCAACAAATGCCAGCAGTGTCTCCTAACAAATCTAAAAGAGTACATTTGCATATATCACCTATGATGAAAGCTTTTATTATGGCTTTGAATGAAGCAGATTATTTTTTAAACATAAATGAGTTTTATGATTTTCTAAATAACGTTCAATCCGATGAAGTATTTTCAATGTATAGATATTGGATGAGATTAGATTGCCCTCTAAATAAAGATGATGAATATTTTTTAGAGTTTCAGCAGCAGTTAGTTGAGTATAAAGATAACTTAACAAACTTAAATGATTCAATTGCAAGTTACTCAGATGAAGAAATTGCAAAAGAGTTAGAAGTTTTAAAAAGAAGTATTGAGGAGGAGTAATTGACAAATAAAGAATTGTCACTTAGGATAAAAGAAATTGGGGAAGAGATTGCTAAACTTAGTAAATCTTATGACCAATTTGTAAAAGACTACATAATGGGAGAAATTAATGCTAGTAAAAGAAAACAGCACAAAGACACTTTGGAAAAGTAAATTTTTAGGTAAATTTATGGGAGGGGGTGTCTATCATTTGGTTATTGAAAAAGCTTACACAATGGATGAATCTATTGAAACAGGCGAGGTTACGCAGAAAATTTTACAGCGTGCCAGCATTGGGGTTAGACGTGAACTCTGGAGCTAAAGTTACCCTAAAAGACAAAGAGTATATAGACGAAGTTTTTAATCAAGCTTTCTCATACGTTGACGATGGAACGTATGAAGACGAACTTATGATGAAATTACAAACAGATGTTTTGAAATTTAGTGGACACGAATATCCAAACAAAAATGTTTATATAGATGAAACTCTTATGGCTCTTAGAGAAATAGAAGAGTACATTAAAAATAATCACGGTTCATTTTTAAACTGGGCGTTGCTTCCTCAATACGATATGGAACTTGATACAACAAATATTGTATTGGTTTTTTTAGGATATGATTTAAATCTTGAAAAGTATAGAGAAGCTAGAGAAAAAATGATGCCATCCATTATTGAAAGTATGACTAAGTATTACGATATGTCTCAAATGTCTAAGCATTATTACGCAGAGAAAAGAGACGAGCTAGTTGAAAAAAGTGCATTGTTAGCAAATTTAATTATGAAGAGAAGATATGTTGATGCACTTGAATTAAAATCACAAATGGTAAAAGAAAGATTAAATTACATTGGCTACAAAGATGAGGAAGAATGACAGACAATATTGATAAGGTACAAGCAAATAACTTGATGCCTTTTGAAGAAATGACAAAAGATAAAGACCTTTTATCTGACAAAAAAACTTCAAGACCTAGCGAGGTTGATGATGTTGGGATAAGTTCTGAATACTGGATGACAGAATTTAGACAAATGTGGAATACAGAATACCCGCGTTCAGCTGAAAAGTGGGGAGATGATTTTTGGGCTAGTTGGTTTAAAAACTTTTCTTCTTTTACTAGGCAAGATTTAGAATGGGCTTTCAATGAGGTGAGGAAAATAAAAAGAGATATGCCACCTAACCTAAGTCATTTGTATGATTTTTGTACAAAAAATGCACAACAAAGAATTCGTTTGGATGATGTTGGCAAAGTTGAGCAAAGATGTAACGATATTGAAGTAGGTAGGTGCATATTTGGTGACCCTTATTGGCAATTAACAAAGTATGGTACGCATGAATTTAGAAATATGTGTATTAACTTATGTGATAATTATGAAAAAGGTTACCCAAACCAGTTTGAACTTAAGCATAGGCCCGAACCGATGACTAAGGGAAAATGGTTTGAAACTGTTGCAATGTATTTAAGTAACACTGATGAAAAAATTGCAGAATCAGAAATGACTCAAAAAGATAGAAAGTTTGAGACATATCAGTTTGCTGAATTATTTCCCGATGGAAACATAAAAGAGGTTCTTAAATATCACAAAATTAATGAGGACATAAGTTTTATGGAGCAGTGTCAAAGAATTGCTGAGCTGCCTAGAACTAAGACCTTGTTGGATGGTGTTTAAAAAAGTGGCATATTTAAAGATGGTACAATAGGTATGTCGGCTTCCCTAGAAGTGGAGACACTTCGAGCTGACTGCCCTCCCATCAACAGCTTTGCCTTCGGGCAGAGCTGTATTTTTTTTAAATAAGCTTGACTTTTAAAACACCGTCACATATTGTAAGAATATACAAATAGAAAGGGAGTTAGATTCCTCCTTTCTAAGTTAGTGCTGGATAATAAGGCTCTAGCTCCCTTTGTGTTTGTATACACAGAATGAAGTAGAGTATGAAACAATTAAATAAAGCTAATCGGCTGTCTTAAAAAAAGGCCATAAAACGGAAAGCTTGAAAACGCTGGGTGGGTAGCCCAAAACGGTCAAGTAAGTACTAATTAAAAATCCTAGAATAAGGGCAAAATCGCTGGCTATTCAACAAAACAGCATAAGAACCATTTCGGTGTGTCATCGGTGGGGAAAGTAAGTATTGCACTGACTTTGCGTTGTTGATGTGTCGTTTGTCTAAATTTAAATGCTAGGGGGGTGGCAGTTTAAAATTGTAGCGTGCATTGGGAGCAATTGATAAAAAAGGCTTAGGCCTCGACCCTTGTTAGTCACTAAAAGCATTTAGTTGTTTTAAAAATTGGATTGGTCCAGTAGAAATACTGGGCCATCCATACAAAGAATTAAATAACCGAAAGGACAGTAATGTCAAAAAATACAAACACAGATTGGACTATGCAATGCGCAGTCTCTAGTTGTGGCTGGACAAAGTCTATGCCTAACAACGAGGGCGCATTAGAAGTAATGGTCCACGGTGGATACGGCGACTTCATTGATGTTTTCAGTGAAGAAGACGCTCCACAATTCACTTTATGCCATAAGCACGCTCATAAGTTTGCTAACTGGCTAAATAATCCAGCAGTATTGCACCCAGCTTGGGGTCATTCGCACAATGGTGCCGAAAATGGCTTTTGGTTTGGTCATATTGGTTGGGACCAAAAAACTTGGTTGGCACACCTACGTACTTTTACGTGGTGGTTGTTCAAACAACGTAGCTTTAAAAAAGCTTGGTCAGAATTAGTTGAATCAATTAGAAGTCACATCAAGTGGACTCGTGCTGATATCAACGATTCAAGCACACCAGTTGTTTGGCCACAATTCTTTTTTCAGCTATTTTTCTTAGATAATGCTTATCGTGGCACTGTTGTACAGTGGAAACGCAAGTACATATCTTGGAAAGTAAGCAAAGCTAAAAAAATATATCGTTCTTATAAATCTTTTTATTCAGAAATGTGGGAAAGCGCTATAAAAGGCGAACTTACCAATCCTCAAAAAAGGCTAATTATCGATATAGGTAAAGCTTTAGAACAGCAAGAAGAAGAGTAATCTTTTTTTAAAAGGGGGTTTTTTAATAAGACCCCCTCAAAAGCTGTTTATAATAAGCTTGTGCCAAAAGATATCTTAGAAAGTACAAAGCAAACTAAGCAAAAAGTTTATAATATAACTTTTCCGCCACTTCACGATGCGCAAAAGGAAGTACACGACTCCGAAGCTCGTTGGAAAATCCTTTGTGCAGGCCGAAGATTTGGTAAATCAAGACTCGGTGTGCAAATGTGTATGGAAGTAGCGCTTGCTGGTGGTCGTGCTTGGTGGGTTGCTCCTACATTTGCTATTTCGAGAGTAGGTTGGAGAGATATCCAAGCTGCAGCTGCTTCTTTTCCAAAAGAAATGGGCGTAAACATCAAAGTTGGCGATATGCAAGTAGATTTTAACAATGGTGGATTTATTGGTGTAAGGTCTGCAGACAATCCACAAAGATTAAGAGGTGAAGGTTTGGACTTTCTAGTTATGGATGAAGCCGCTTTCGTAAAAGAAGAAACTTGGACAGAAGTACTTAGGCCAACACTTACAGAAAGAAAAGGCTCTGCTCTTTTTATTAGTACTCCAAAAGGAATGGATAATTGGTTTTATAGATTATTTGAAAGAGCAAAAACACAACCCGACTGGGAAAGATTTCAATTTCCATCAACATCAAATCCTTTAGTAGAAGAATCTGAAGTAGAAGCAGCTAAAGGAGAAGTAGGTTCACTTGTATTTGCACAAGAGTATATGGCTCAATTTATATCTGAGGGTTCTCAGATGTTTAAACAAGATTGGTTTAAATACTACAAGGAAGGTGTGGGGCAAGTATTTGCTGATGGAGAAACTTATGATTTGAGGGACCTAACATTATTTGGTTCAGTTGACTTAGCTACTTCTACAAGAGAATCAGCTGACTATACAGTTATAGGAAGTTTTGGCCTACATCAACCATCAAAAAAACTTTTTGTATTAGATATGACAATTGCAAGAATGGAAGCACCCGATATAATTCCAGCTATCAAAAGACACGTAGTAAAAAATAATCTTGAATGGGTCGGTATAGAAAAAGCTGGATTTCAATTAGCTTTAGTACAGTTTGCTAGAAGAGAAGGTTTACCAGTTCTTGAATTAAAGGCTGATAAAGACAAGCGCCAAAGAGCTCTTCCTTTATCTGCTAAGATGGAAGCAGGATTAGTTTATCTTCCTAAAAATGAAGAGTACTCTTGGGTAGCTGATGTTGAACGTGAATTACTTACGTTTCCAGTCGGAGCCCACGACGATATTGTAGACTGCTTAGCTTATGCAGTTGTACAAGAACGTAGACAAAGGAAATGGGAAGCTTATTAATGGCTGAAGAAGAAAAGAAAAGTTTTTATAGAAGAGCGGTTGACTATTTACAAGCACCGCCAGACAGACAAGTTAAAGGTTATACGTACAACCAAAGCACAAACTCTGCTTTGGATTCTGCTGTATTTGGATACAATACATCATCTGGTGCATTCCCACAAAAATTACTAGAAGATATTGGAGAAGGAACAGGCAACTCTGCAGTTGTAGCCTGTATTAACGTTTTAGCTACAGCTTTTGCGGAACCTTCTTTAAAAGTTTTATCAAAAAATATTGAGGGTGATGAGGAAGAACTATCTCATCCAGTAGCAAAATTATTGTCAAGGCCTAATCCTTTTACATCTGGTCCTTTACTTTCTCACTATATTGTTACAGCTTTAAACGCAAGCGGAGATGCGTATTTATTAAAAATAAGAAATTCATCTGGAAGAGTTATACAACTAATTCCAATGATGCCAGACAGAGTTTCTCCTAGAGGTAATGAAGATGAGCTAATTACTCATTATGAATATTACGGTTCTAGTAAAACAATGGGCGAATTTGTAGTTATAAAGAAAAATGATTTAGTGCATATCCGACAAGGAATAGACCCAAATAATCACAGAAGAGGTTTTGCTCCTCTTAAATCTGTTTTAAGAGAACTTCTTGGTGATGAAGCTGCTGGACAGTATGCAACATCGTTGCTACACAATATGGCAGTGCCTGGCGTTATATTAAGTCCAAAAGATGATGCTACAGGTGGACCATCTAGAGAAGAAGCAGAAGCCATAGCTAAAATGTACAAAACTAAATTCGGTGGTTCAAACAGAGGTGCT